CCTCCTTATTCATAAATTCTTCTATAATTTCATCTATCCTTGAAAAACTATATTCTTCATCATCTTTTAATAAAACATTCAATATATCTTTTCTATTGGAATATTTTTTACTTGTGATAATTTGTTCTTTTGAATATAGAATTTCATCATCTTTTTTTGTTTTAGTTGCCATTAGTCCCTCCTATCTGGTTTTACATCTGTTTTTAATTCTTCCATAAATGGTTCTTCTTCTCCTACTTTTCTTACAAATGGTTTGAAAGTTATAAAGTAATGAAGATTTCCATCTATAAACTGTGAATTTCTATCTAAACCTCTTAATAAATCCCCTTCTTCAGTTTTAATAACTTCCAAAATATTATTTAATTTTTGGGCCATTTCCATTAATTCCCAATTGTCATCCTCATTCTTAGGAAAATACTGAATATCTAAATCTATTTTTTGTTTATACCTATTTCCTAATACTTGTTTTTCATTAGGATTTAATAGTTGAATAAAAAAGCAATGCTCTTCAAAACCTTGCTTAATCTTATTTACATATATTTCTACTTCTGGAAATGTTTTCTCAAGAGTATTAGATATAGCACTTACTACTCTACTTAGCATTACCAAACACCTTCTTCAATATACTATCTAATTTCTTTTCTAATATAGCATCCATATTTTCTTTTATTTCATTCTCTGAAATAGTTAACATAAATCTACCAGGAACCCAAGCTCTTTTTAATTTCTTTCCGAGTACAGGAACAAATCTGCCTGGTGTTTGCCTGTGTCCATACTCAACATAAGAAGCATAATGGGTAGGATTTATAACTTCAACTGAATACAAATTACCATTTTTAAAAACTTGACCTATTGTCCAGTTTCTTCTTAAATTTCCACCATTTTTTTTAGTATTTAGAACTTTCTTTCCATCAACTGTTTTAGATGTTTGAGCTAAATGGCTATAATCTCCAACTGGTGTTCTAAAAATTACTTTCCTTAATAATAAAGCTCCTAATGATTTTACAAGACTTGCCATTATTTCAGCTTGATTTTTTTGTATATTTTCTAAATTCTTTTTAATTACCTCTAATCCAGCCATATTAATTTTTACAGCTTGTCCCATATTAAGCTCCTTTATTATCAGTGACTAAAATAACTTCTTGATGTACTGAGTATATAGCAGGAATACCTGAAGCTTTATAAGTTTTAGCTATTCCATTTCTAGTTACAATTATTTTTGAATTTTCTTTTATTTCTATTTTATTTGAAAGAAATAATTTTACTACTTGACTTGTTACAGCTATTGAAGGAGTTTCTGTTGTAGAAGATATATTTTGAAACGAAATTCTACAAGGAATATTCTCTTGAACTAAAATTTCTTTAAACTCAGTTGTTTTAGTTTTTGAATCCTTTACTTTTTCAAAATTATAAATACTACAAGTATCTCTCCATAACTTTTGCAAATTTCTTACCATTGTAATCTCCTATATCTATATAACTCATTATCTTTACCAATTAATAAATCATTTAGCATAATCTCAAAAAGTTCTTCAGGTGTTTTTACTGTATCAGAATAAGTTTCAGTTGTATCTCCTTCTTTAATAGATTTTAAAACAGAGGAGAAATCATAATCTTTAAGCTCTCCATTGAGCTTTTTAAAATTAAGTATTTCTCCTACTGCTTTATCTACTAATATATATTTAAGTCCATCTGGAATACTATCAAATGTATAATTTTGATTTGTAAAATTATTAATACTAGATAAAGCTTTTTTTAAGAAATATTCTATGCTTGTAGCTTCATCTATTTTGAATAATTTTAGTTTTTCAATTATCATTTCTTTGATATTTTCCATAATTATCCTCTTGAAATTATTCTAACTATTGGGATAGATTTATGATCTATTACTTCTCCATCTTCTGATTTTACTAATTCCCAGTTAGCACCTTTTTCTAATTCTGTATCATCAGGTGATATTGTAGTAGATGTTTTATAAGAAATTCCGAATGGAGCATAGCATAATCTTTTTCTTGATATTAAAGTATCTTCTCCACCATTTTTATATGGGTTTCTTGCCATTTCATAAGGATGTAATGTTCCTAAATCTTCATAATCAAATGCTCCTACTCCTAGCAAGTAAGTAGAATACTTTGTTCCTGTTGGAACTAATGCAGCATATTCACCTTCTTTAGCAGTCCATTTGGTATCAAATTTTGCACCATTTACTGTTGCAACGGCAACTTCTTTTTCTCCTGTTCCAGCAGTAGTAATTTTTAATGCTTCTGGATGTGATGCTGTTACTTTTGCATATTTTTCTCCAGTAAATTTTTCAGCTGGCATAGCATCATCTATAAATACAACTCTACCATTCCAAGTAGCTAATCCTACTTCTCTTTGCATTCCGTTTGCATCTGTTTGAGTAAAGTATTTTATGATTTGTAGATTTTCTAGGTTTGTAGCAACTGTTGAGTGCATAATTGCCATTTTGATAATGTTTTTATTATCTCCACAAGCTTTTTGTGATGCACTGTTTAAAGTTGTTGCTCCTACTTCTCCATCTGCTCCTGCTTTTTGAGTTATATCAAATGTATGTGCTTCAACGAACTTAGCTTCTTCTCCTCCAGTCATTGAGAATACACCTTTTAATATTTTTATTAAAGTGTTTTGATAAACTTCAGCCCAGTACTCTACTAATTGAGCAGCAACATTATCCATGAAATTAACTCCACCTGTTATATCAAATGAAAAGTCTTTTTCAGTCCATGCGGCCATTCTACCAATTGTAATTACTCCTCTATTATATGTTTTTGTAGATCCTGCAGTTAAATCTGTTGAACCATTATAGTTTAAAGGTGTTCCTCCTATTTTTCCAAGCATTGGTAATACTGCATAATGAGTTCCTGTTTGGTTTGCAAAAGCATCATGTATTTCCTTATTACCTCTAATTGCCCCACATTTTAATAGTTCGTTCTTTTTAGTGTTAGGTATTCTACTAGAATACTTTCCAAATGCCTCTGCATTAAATGTTTTTGAATCAAAATATTTTGCCATTTTTTATCTTCTCCTTTTTTATAAATTGTTAATATCTAAGTTAGGATTAGCTTCTAACATAGCTACCATTTCTGAATAAGTTTTCGGTCCATCTCCACCTGGGGTTTTATTATTCCCATCACCAGGTTTAAACCCGTTTGGATTAGCTGGTTGTTTTTCAATCTCAAATAAATATGGATCTGATTTTTTCAAGTTAGATAATTGTTCTTCTAATCCTACAACCTTACCATCTTTTAAATCTGCTTTTTCTAAGTCTAATAAAGCTTTTATTGCTTTTGAGTTCTTTCCTTTTGCTCCTGTAATTGCAACATCAACTGCATTGTTTAATTGTAAATCAAATAAGTCTTTTGCATATTTTTCAGCAGCAGTTTTATTATCATTTTGAAGTTTTTCAATTTGAGCTTTTAATTCTTTATTATCTCCAGCAGATTTTTCTAACTCTTTTAATTGCTTGTCTCTTTCTGCAAGCTGTGTTTCTAAATTCTTTTTAGCTTCTAGTTCTTCATTAAAACGACCTTTTGGAACAAAACTTTCCATGTATGTTTTATGAGCTCCTAAAACTTTATCGGCTTGTTCTGATGTAAGTCCTAATGCTATTAATTGTTCTTTTTCCATTTTTTCACTCCTTCATTTTTATCGTTGTATGCCAACGTAATTGGTTGTCTTGTTCTTTATCGCCTACAATACTAAAAAGGCGAGATGTTTGTTTAAATATATAATAAGTTTAATTATTACTTGAATTTAATCACTCTCCTTAATAATAAAAAAAAGCAGTCTTTTTTAACTGCTCCTATCTTATATACTATTTCATTACTTTTTTTTATTTTTATTCTTACTTTTACTTGCTTTAGGTTGCTTAATTTGTTCTTCTCCATCTATTATAAGTGATGTAATTGTTGCTGTTTTAGTATCATATTTTATTTTGAAATTATTTCTTATTACGGCCCCAAAAGCATTTTGAGAATCAACAAAAGATTGCATAAAAACAATACCCTTATTTATTCCTATATTCCATTGATTAGAACTTGGAAACTTAGCCGTTGCTGGTGATATTAACATAGATTTTATAAGTTCCTCAGCTCTATTTTGATACTGAGCTCTTTGACTAGATGTAAGTACATAATCTTTTATGTTATCTTTAATTTCTCCATCTTTATAGAAATTTATATCTGCCCAATTAATCGCTTCTATATCTTTATCTTCTTTTAAATATAAAATTAAATTATTTATTTCGCTATTACTTATAGATATTCTATAACCTTTTCCTGTCTCAGAGTACATACCATCTAATAGTTCATCATGTTCTACTTTTTCAATATTTCCATCAATTCCTATATCCTTGATGACTTGAACAATATTTTTTTCTTGCTCATCACTTAGTTCAGCTACTCTTTTTAACTGACTATCCATCGTAAAACCTAGATATAAACCAACTATCATCATTCCAATAAAAATAATAAAGAAATATTTAATCCCCTTTCTCATAAAATCCCCTCCTAATAGTTATAATACTATTTGTACTATAATTATTAAAGTTTGTCAATGGATAAAACAAAATAAAAAAATACCACTCTCTTTTAAGATTGTTATTTAGTGTTGACAATAATAACCATTTTTAAAGTTTTCAAGAACTTCTGTCTCTCCTAATTCTTCTAATCTTTTTAAAAGCTTTTTTCTATTTTTTTCTTTTAAACTTGTTTTATTTCCATTTTCATCTGTATAATGAATATTAATTCCTATACATGCCGAGTCAAGAAGTTTATAAACTTCATCATAATTTTTTTCATCAATTAAATCCTCAGGTAATAAAAGTATCATTATTTAACCCCCTTTAATTTCATCACACTAGATAAAATAATATCAAAAGAATATCTTTCAGAATTATCAAAATCGCGAATATCATCTTTTTCTTTCATTGCTTTTAATCCTTTATTTAATAATTTTTGAATTTTTTCTTTTTTTAAGTTTGGGTTTAAATCAAAAACATTACGATAATACATTGTAAAAATTTTACTTTGATTTTTTTCAATATAATCAAGATATTGTTTTCCATACTCTAAAACATCCAGTTCTTTTTGAAAAATTATATCCCTAATAGGGCCCCATATAGCATTTTTCCCTTTATATCTCTCATAATATACTATTCTTCCAAAATCAGAAATAGTCTTACAGTCTTTAAATTTTCTAAATTTCTTTAATCTTGGTAAAACTTCAACAATATCTTTAGAATATGATAAAGACATTTTTTCTTTTATCCCAACTAATTGAGATAAATAATGTGCTGATGTTTCTGCAAATGTTTCTTCAATTTGTAGCCAATCACTTTCTAGGATTCTTCTCAAATCCATTTTTTTATCATTTAACATAGCATGGTAAGATTCATGAAAAAGAGTTTTCTCTCTGTAAGCTATTTTTCTCTTATCATCAAAATCTAAGCATATTTCATTAAATTTGTTGATAGTTATTCCTTTTTTTTGTGTTAGAATTTCCTTAAAATTTGTTTCACCTCTTGCACCATTTAAAGTAGTAATTTTTATACTCTCATCTAAACCTGTGTTTTTTAAAATTTGTTTTGCATTTGGTAAAAGTCCTCCTTTATGTTTAACATCTTTTAAAACATTCTCTTTTATTTCTTTGTCTATCTCAGCACTTCTTAATTTAATTATATCAGATTTATTTTTGCTTTCAAGATTATTTTTATTATTTACTTGTGTATGAGATTTTTTAATATATTGATCTTTCCATTCCTTATAATTCATGTACTTAACTTCTTTATACTCTCCATTTTCATCTCTTGATGCTCTTATGGGCTCATCATCAAAGTATGGAGCTATAACTGTTCTACAATGTGAATGAAAAGGTGGCACTGTTACTCCTATTTCCTGGTCCGATATATTAAAAACTTTTCCATCCATTTCTTGACAAATTTCAGAAGTATGTAAATCCAAAGTTGCAACTATTTCATATTTCTCAACATCTATACTTTTGAAAGCTTCTATTTGTGCTTTTGAAGCATAAGCAGCAGATTCTGTTTCTAGTAATCTCCTTGCAACATACTCTTTATTTTTTATCTTATCAGAA